AGACCAATGACCCAAATATTTATAGCAGTAGGTAAGACCGACACCCACGAGTGGGGTGTTAGCACCGAGAAGGTTAGCTACGTATATGCCTTCACAGACCCTGACGAAGCGATGGAGTTTGTCGAACTGGCGCAAGCGCACAAGGATGATGTCGATAGCTGGGAAATCCTGACCGAGACCGCAGGGACAGCAAAGGACGTATACTACAGGCACCGCAAGTGGGTGGAGGAATAAGATGAACACCGTATTACACGTAGCAATCGAGATGATGTTCGTATCCATATTAGTTTTAGCCGTGTGGGCAATCCACACAAGCATCAAGGGGAAGTGAAGTGAACTACGAAGATAAACAAGCACTGCGCGACATGCGCGACGACATGCAAGACCCAGACGACAAGAACATTCTGAAGAAGGCGCTTAACTACATATACGACGTTGAGCGCAAGCTGCAGGCGATACGGGTATTTGCAAAAGCCATCGACGCCGAGACCAAGGACAAAGGGGATGAGGCATGATTAGCTGGCTACGTGAGAAGCTAGCCTTGGGCTTTATGTTTATGGCTATGAAGACGGACTACGATACGTTCGTGAAAATGTGTGACGTGGTGGTGTTTGCTGAACACATTGAAACCCTAGAAGACATACGTGACGCCATGCGTCTCGAACAAGAACACGACTATTACTACAACCATGAAAGCGAAGATTATGACACAGATAGCAATACGACACGTAACACAACCAAACTCCACTAACAGCGTAGGCATAGGCACTGTGCTGCCCGGGCGCGAGGACGACGCAGCGGATATAGCTACTGTCAAGATGCTAACCGAGGTTATCGCTCTGCGCACCCAGCTACGCGCACTCGAACCGCAGCTAAGCAAAGCAGTAATGGAGTTCGGTAAGCGGCGTGGTCAGACAGGCTACCGCGAGTTTTACCTGCGCAACGCGCTAAACGAGCAAACATACAAGGAGAAGTGAGATGAACGACATGAATGATTGGGACAAGGTATCGCTAGCGTTCGACATGCTTGAGAACGCCGACGTGATGCAGGAGTTCGACCACACACTGTGGATACAGGTAGACCGTGACATGTGGGAAGCATTCCACGCAGTAGAAGAGGAAGACTAAGATGGATACGAAACAACTAACCAAGGACCGCACCTATTACAGGCAGCTAACCAACCGTGGACTCATAACCACAGTTAAGGAAAGCACGACCCTGACGGAACTAGAGCGGGTGCTCGTAGAGCGCCTAGAGAAAGCAGAGCGGGACGCATGGCGTTCACCACACCAAGACTAACAACTAAACGAAAGGAGCAAATATCATGGCATTGAATTGGCGAACATATCAAGCACTACCCGTGCTAAAATCATACAACGCCGCGCTGATACACTATAACAACGTCGTGCCAATCAGGGGCGACAAGGACAGAACCAAGCCAGCGGGTAGGCGCGACCAGAAGTTCTTTTCTATCTGGAAGCGGGACAGAGACAATGCAGTCTGTGTCGGTTACGCATGGCACAACAGGGAGGACGGGAAGGCACTGCTAGCTTACTACCCAGACGGGCGCGTGGCTATCGAGTCACATATACGTGCACCATGTCGTGAGCGCATCATGCGCATAGCGGGGCTTAACATCAACCGACACTACAACGAGGACTGGGTGCATGCGGTAGCGCATGTCGATGGTGAAGAAGTTATCGGGTTATATCCACTACAGCTACGATACAACAACCCACGCAAAGCGGTGTTCATCCTAAGTGAGAACAAGACACCCATCTACCTCAACCCCGTGCCCACATATAAGCACACCATGAACAAGCAAGAGAAGGCCAAGCTAACCAAGCAGTACAAACCGTTCATGGACTATGTCGAGGCTATGTCTAAGCTAAGCGCGAACGAAACGGAGTATAGCCCGTGGTCCAAAGAGAGCAGAGATAACCCACGGCTACCGACTATTACCTTCGAAGAGCGTAATGAGATGGGTCTACCACCACATAACAGCTTGAAGTGGTCACCCGAGGGCCTGCTAGACTTCACTAGCTTAGTAGAGAGCAATGACACCGAGAGCTGGTACAAGGCCATGGCGTGGATAAATTCTGGTCGCTGGCGTGTGTTGTTAAACGAGGCCAGACTAGATGTGATGCACACGGTGCATAAACACTACCGCGACACACTATTTACCAAAGAACGGGTGGAAGCAGGTAAGTGCGTATATGACCGCTATGGCCGATACTTCCGCTAGGTGTAGCGCAAGGCCAAACCCCTTGACCGTAGCGTATTTATGTGCTACAACAACAGGACAATAGAGAGCCGCCCAAGCGGACGACAAGTAAGAGTAACCAAACAATCAAAACAAGGAGCATAACATGAGTGCATTAAACTTCGGCACAACTGTGTCACTCACAGAAGCCGCAACCCTTATCATCAACTGCCCCAACAATCGGTTCTTCTTTCGTGGTGAGCCGGGAATTGGCAAGTCATCTACCATGGGGCCAATCAAGCGTCACTTCGGTGATGCATACGCCTACGCATACTTTGACTGTGCGCAAGCCGACCTTGGCGACATCGCCATGCCGAGTATCAATCGTGAGCAGCAGATAACCGAGTATTTCGCTAACGCTATCTTCCAGCTGCAGTCGGGTAAGCCTGTGGTTATTATGCTAGACGAGTTCACCAAGGCACCGCAGCCAGTTCAGAACATGCTTCACCCGTTGCTTGAGTCACACAATCCGCGCTTAGGTAACGTCATGCTACCAGCAGGTTCCATCGTGTTCATGACGGGCAACATGGCATCAGATGGGGTGGGCGACAACATCAAGGCGCATACGCTCAATCGCGTAACTACGGTTACGGTTCGCAAGCCAGACGCAGAGGAGTGGTTGGCATGGGCTGTGACTAACGACATCGACCCTGTTGTCATGGCTTGGGTTAACCAGTTCCCGCATGCGCTAGCGTCCTACTTAGATGGCGACCAAGAGAGCAACCCATACATCTTCAACCCCAAGCGTATGCAAGGTAGCTTCGTATCAGGTCGGTCGTTGCAGTTGGTGTCTGGCATACTTAAGCAGCGGGACAAGCTGACACCCAACGCGCTACTCGCGTCTATGATTGGCACAATCGGTGAGTCTGGTGCGCGGGACATGCATGCCTTCGTCGAGTATCAAGACCAGCTACCTACGTGGGATGAGGTTACCAAGGAACCAGCCAAGGCCAAGCTACCAGAGAGTCCCGGCGCGTGTGCAGTCATGGTGTTCGGTGCCATTGCCAAGATTGACCGCAACACAATCACGCCGTTCATGGAGTATGTCGAGCGCATGGCACCAGAGTGGCAAGCGGTGTTCGCAGTCAACCTGTCTAAGAACCCAGACAAGAAGCAGATTGGCTTCACGTCCACCAAGTTCCGCGACTGGGCATTGGCTAACGTGGATATATTGTAATCAACCAGAGCAGAAGGAGCAAGAAAATGGCACTAACAGCCGAGCGTAAACTAACACGTGTGGTAATCGACCTCATGCGTAACCCGTTGTTCGCAGACATGTCCGGTATCTTCATGATGGGCACGAAGGAGGTGAGCGACGACGTACCAACCGCAGCAACTAACGGGCGTGACGAGGTATACGGACGCGCCTTCATCGACGCGCTATCCATACCGGAGGTAGCTTTCGTCGTGGTGCATGAGTCGTTCCACAAGATGTATCGTCACCTAACTACGTGGCACAAGCTGTGGCTGGAGGATGCGCAGCTAACCAACATGGCCTGTGACTACGTCATCAACCTAGAGATTGTCAGCCGTGACCCGACTGGCACGGTGGTGGCTATGCCGCAGAAGGATGGCAAGCCTATCGGTCTCATCGACCACAGGTTCAAAGGTATGAACACCAAGCAGGTCTTCGACATACTCAAGAGGGAGAAGGAAGAAGGCGGCAAGGGTCCGGACGGTAGTGGCAAGAAGCCCGCCGACGGTGAAGGCATGGACCACCATGACTGGGAAGGTGCCAACGAACTGTCCAAGGACGAGAAGGAAGAGCTGACTAAGCAAGTAGACCAAGCCATTCGTCAGGGTATGATTGCTGCACAGAAGATGCACGGCAAAGGTGCTGGTGGTATGTCGCGTGAGTTATCGGACATCCTCGAGCCGAAGGTAGACTGGCGTACGCTGCTACAGGAGTTCGTCAATACCACCTGCGCTGGCCGTGACTATTCATCGTGGCGCAAACCAAACCGTAGGTTTCTATCATCTGATACTATCATGCCGAGCCTCGTCGGTGAGCGCGTGAAGAACATCGTGATTGGCTGCGATACGTCTGGGTCAATCACCAACGAAGACCACGCACGGAACCTGTCGGAGACTGACGCTATCCTAACTGTGGTTACGCCTGACAAGCTGCACATCATCTATTGGGACCACACGATGGCAGGGCATGAGGTGTATGATGACTCGACACGCGGGTCGTTCCGTAACTCGACTAAGCCCGTAGGTGGGGGTGGTACGAACCCCGGCGCTATGGAAGCATACCTCAAGGAGCAGGACATCAAGGCTGACTGCATCATCATGTTTACAGATGGCTACGTGCCTAACTGGGGCACGGACTGGAACGGCGCACCGATACTGTGGGTAATCACAGGCGGTGGCCGGATGACAGCGTCAACAGGCAAAACAATACATGTCAACTAAGGAGTGAGCAGATGGATAGGACGATAACCGAAGTTACGCGAAGCGTATACGAGCGTGTCATGTGTAGGGTTAATCGAGATACAGGCGAGATAACGGCTGTACACAAAGTGCCTCCGCTCGCGCACTACACGGTGATATACGCCACACCCCGCAAAAAAGCTAATTACTTTACGTGCAGGGCAGAGAACGAAGCGGATGCAGTGGCGCAAGCCCATGAGAACTTCGCACGTATTGACGCAGGCATACACATACGAGACGTTAAAAAAGAAGGAGCAAGACAATGAGTATTTCAAGTTCAGCAATGCTGGTGGAGATGAACATCTCCGTATGGACAGCGGCTATCGTAGACCGCAAGACGACCGACAAGGTTACACTAGACGCACACGCTGTGGCTGATGCTGGTAAGTTTCGAAAGAACCTTATGGCTGGCACCAGCTTACGTAAGGACATAGCTGACTACGCTGCGTTGTGTCGCACGTGGCATAACGGACGAACACTGCCTTGGTCTGACAAGGGCGTGAGGCTGCTGCCTACATCTATGTTTCTGGAGTATAAGCGCGAGGCAGACGCACGAGCAGCGTACTTCAACTCGAAGGTGGCTAAGTTCGTAGCAGAGTACCCCAACCTCGTTGGGACGGCGCAATTCAGTTTGGGTGACCTGTTCGATGGTGCTAACTACCCAAGCGCAGAGGACGTGGCATCTAAGTTCGGGTTCCGCATGGTGTTCAGCCCTGTGCCAGAGGTGGGTGACTTTCGTATCGACGTAGCCAGCGATGAGATGGCCCACCTACGCAACCAGTACGAAGCGGCATACACGGACCGTGTGGGTGACGCGATGAAGACCACATGGAACAAGCTGCACTCGACACTGCTGACCATGAGCGAGAAGCTGACCGAGCCAGAAGGCGAAGAGACCAAGCAGTTCCGGTCTACGTTCGTAACCAACGCGCAGGAGATGTGTCAGCTACTGTCGCACCTCAACATCACGAAAGACCCAGAGCTGGAAACCGCACGGCTGGCGCTGGAGAAGGCTATCAATGGTGTGGACGTCGATGACATCCGCAAGGACGAGATAGCACGAAGCGACCTCAAGACGCAGGTAGACTCGGTACTAGGACAATTTGATTGGTAAGAAGGAGCAATACAATGACTAACGTAAACAAGGTAAAGCACCCACTGAATGTGCACAACACATACTGGCCTGTAGCCAGTCTCGACGCATCTAGCGCAGCACGTGCTAGGGAGTCCATAGTGCACCCGTTCATGGTGCCTTTAATCGAGGCGCTACAGCTTAAGCGTCCGCACTGGGAGTTTGAGGCAAGAGGCTTTGGTGACAGGGGTAGTGGTGAGCACATCAACCACGTGCTGCACGACACGTTCGACATCTACGATAACGGTGAGCGGATAGGTAACATAGAGCGCGAGTATCAGAGAGGCTCACATGTGTACGCAGTGGGTAACCACCGCATAAGTAATAAGCGTCAGATAGGCATGCGTAAGAAGAGTAAGCACCTCAAGGTTATCGCAGCCGAAGTACTGAAGGAATGCTACCCGCTCACGGTAAACGAGCTTGCCGCAGAGAAGTACAAGAAGGCGTTCAACGCCATGCAGCAAGCCACCTACAAAGACAAACGACTGCACCTAAACAATGTTGACACGATACGCGACTCGATGCTGGCATATCTGACATCAGGCGATAGGTGGGCAGAGTTCGAAGCGGCGCAAGACAATCCCAGTGTTATGCAAGCCAAGGCACAGTATCACCTTCTAGCTAAGAATGCAGAAGTGGCAGCGCATATTGCGATTGCAGACCATATAATGCTGGTCGAGCGTCCACGTGACTTCGTTATGCGCGTAGCTGACGGGGTGGCGCAATCAACTAGCTTGGAAGGACTGTCGGACCATATCAAGACATCACTTGCCCTGCTCAAGATGACCGAGGTTGATACAATAGTGGAAGGTGTTGGTGTCCGCACCGCAGATGATACGTTCTACATCCTAACTAAGATGGAGGTATAAATGGCACAGCTGGGCAGACCACCAAAGGGTGACGCTAAGATGATTAGTATAAGCTTACGCTTACCTACGCAGCTACACAAACAGTATAAGCAGACCGGGGAGTCATCCTCACTCATGCGCGAGGCACTAGAAACTTTTATGTTGACGTATACACCCGAGAGGGATAAACACTCATAAGAAGGAGCAATCTTATGGCGTCAACGCCAGAGAAAAAAGTCAAAGATAAAATCATCAAGGTGTTGAAGGAGGAAGGAGTATATTACTTCTTCCCCGCAACCCATGGCTTCGGTCGTAGTGGCGTCCCCGACATAGTGTGCTGTGTGAACGGATACTTCTTGGCCATAGAAGTCAAGGCAGGGACTAACAAGCCCACTGCACTACAGGTGCGTGAGATTGAGGCAATACGTAGGTGTAACGGCGTAGCCGTGGTAGCCAATGACGAGAACTGGGATATGGTGCGCGGACTGGTGCACCAGATGAAGGAGCGAGTAAGTGACCAAGTATAAAGGCACAAGCGGGACCGAGCAGGATATTATCCGTGCGGTTGGGTACATAACAGACATGAGGTACATTGCATCATATTACGGTGTGGATGTGAAGCGCGTCATCGCCATACGCGACAAGGTTAAGAAGCCCGAAAAGAAAGCTGCAATCACGGCAGTGCCGCCAGAAAACGCCAAGCCTTCGTCCTACTCGACAGGGTTGAATAGCGACTCCGAACGCAAGTGGAATAAGAACGCACGGGAAGGCTCCGCTGCACTGTTGAAGGCGTTACTTAAATTCTACGAGAACAGGGAACGTAGACTGAGGGAACAGAACACATGACATTTGGTACGGACACAAGGAAGTCCAAGTACGGTATTAACGCGATGCAGGTAGGTGAAACTCGCATATTCGACGTGCCTACCGACCACTCCAAGAAGCTAATACGCCGCGCTGCGCATAACCAAAACGCAAGGTCGGGGCGCTACTACATGACCCGCGCCATAGGCGACACCATTCACGTCACGAGGATACGATGATGGATATTCTGAACATCGACTTCGAAACCTACTACAGCCAGAAGTTTAGCTTATCTAAGCTGACGACGGAGGAGTATGTCCGTGACCCGCAGTTTGAAGTCATCGGTGTTGCCGTAAAGCGCAACGAAGAAGAGACGCAGTGGTTCAGTGGGACCAAGGCGCAAACCAAGCGGTGGTTGGATAAGTGGGACTGGGATAACAGCGTAGCTGTAGCGCACAACGCTATGTTCGACATGGCTATTCTTAACTGGCGTTATGACATCCGCCCCAAGCGCATCGCAGATACACTGTCTATGCTTCGTGCTATCGACGGGCCGCATGCAGGTAACAGCCTAGCTAAAGCTGTCGAGCGTTATGGTCTGGGCGAGAAGGGCACAGAGGTAATCAACGCGCTGGGTAAACGGCGGCTGGACTTTACTGACGAGGACCTAGAGCGGTACGGCGAGTACTGCATCAATGACGTAGAGCTTACGCACAAGTTGTTTGAGGTTCTAGCACCGCTTACGCCCGTGTCCGAGCTACGGCTTATCGACCTTACTATCAAAATGTTTACCGAGCCTGTGCTTGAGTTGGATAAGGGTGTGTTGTTGTCGCACTTGGATAACGTACGGGCCAAGAAAGCAAAACTCATGGATGCTATCGTGGCAGACAGAGACGCGCTCATGTCTAACCCCAAGCTGGCTACGCTGCTAGAAAGTTTAGGTGTGTCACCACCTACTAAGATAAGCGCCAGAACAGGCAAGGAAGCATTCGCCTTTGCCAAGAGTGATGAGGGGTTCAAGGCACTGCTGGAGCATGCCGACCCGCGAGTGCAAGCGGTAGTAGCTGCGCGACTAGGTGTGAAGTCTACACTTGAGGAAACACGCACCGAGAGGTTTATAAACATTGCCGACCGGGGACCGTTACCAGTTCCACTACGCTACTACGCAGCCCACACAGGCAGGTGGGGTGGCGACGACAAGGTCAACCTCCAGAACCTACCACGCAAGTCACCACTCAAGAAGTCTATGCTGGCACCAGAAGGCTATGTGTTTATCGACTGTGACTCTTCGCAGATTGAAGCGCGTACCCTTGCATGGTTAGCGGGGCAAGACGACTTGGTGGATGCGTTTAACTTGGGTGAAGATGTCTATAAGATTATGGCGACAGCCATTTACGAAGTGCCTCTTGATGAGGTGACTGATGCCCAGCGCTTTGTAGGTAAGACCACCATCCTTGGCTGTGGCTACGGCATGGGCGCAGTGAAGTTCCAAGCGCAGCTAAAGACTTTCGGTGTATCGCTGCCATCGTCAGAGTGTGCCAGCATCGTATATAAGTACAGGGACCAGTTCGAACGCATACCGCTCTTGTGGGCGGAGGGCGACAAGGCTCTCGACGCTCTTATGTCTACTCGCACCGCACCTCTAGGCAAGCATGAGGCTGTGCTGGTTGATATGTTTGGTGTGCGTCTACCTAACGGTATGTATCTAAGGTACGATAACCTACGCAAGCAGCGGGACCAGAAGTCGGGGCGTGACCAGTTTGTCTACGATGTCAAGAAGGGTCGGGCTACGCTACCTACGTATATGTACGGGGGTAAGCTCATAGAGAACGTGTGTCAGGCACTTGCCCGTATCATTATCGGTGAGCAGATGCTGATGGTCGCACGTAAGTATCGCGTAGTTATGACTGTCCACGATGCCGTGGGGGTTATTGTCCCAATAGAAGAGGCCGACAAGGCCCGTGCGTTTGTCGAGGCATGCATGCGCATGCGGCCTAAGTGGGCACCGACACTACCATTAAACTGTGAAAGCAAAATAGGAGCAAGCTATGGCGGATGAGCCACACGAAGTAGTCAAACTATTACTCGCACGGATGGAGAGCCATCCCGAAGAGTTTAGGCTTAAAGACCCGTCGTACCATGACCGGTGGTACAACCACATGAGCGCGATAAACACCTACGGTAGCGAGGCTGACAAGGCTGCGCTTGCTGCAAAGACACGAGATATTAGGCTGACCGAAGTCCACGAGCAGGTGATGGACGAGTTGCTCAACGGTGATGACCGTCGCCGCAAGGAAGAGGAAGAAGCCGAGTACGAGCGTAACTTGGCTACGCAGGGTATGTTGTCGCAGAGACAAGCGCAGCAGCAAGCGCAACAGGCGGCGCAGCAGCAACAAGCGCAACAGAACGCCATGATGAGTCAGTATAAGAACGCCTACGCGAACCAACTAGGCCAGCTAGGGCAATACAACCAAGCGCAAGCTGTAGGGTTATCGGGTGCTTCGCCAACATCAATACTTAAGAAACTATTAGGAGCAAAATAATGACTGAAGAAAAACGTCCAAGCCTTATGATTGCCACCCCCATGTACGGGGGCATGTGCACAGGACACTACGTGCAAGGTCTCCTTATGACCATGAACAAGATGCGTGACCTAGGTGTTAACGTAGCATGGTGCCAGATTATGAACGAGAGCCTTATCACACGGGCACGTAACGAACTGGCACGGGTATTCCTTGAGAGTGACCACGACTACCTTATGTTTATCGACGCCGACATCGGCTTTGATGCAGAGGCTATCGCGCACCTTCTGCTAGCCGACAAGGATATCGCATGTGGTATCTACCCTAAGAAGGAAGTGAACTGGGATAGCGTCAACCGTGCCGCCCTTGCGGGTAAGACGGACCTTGAGAACCATGCCGGAGCATTCGTGTTCAACATGGTAGGCAATAGTGATACGCACACAGACGAGACAGGCTGCATCGAAGTCCGCCACGGCGGCACAGGCTTCATGCTAATCAAGCGGGGGGTATTTGAAGCACTTGCACCGCACGTGCCAACCTATCGCGTATCGTCATTCCAAGACCCAAAGACAGGCGAGTATGCCAAGCCTTTGACCCACGAGTTTTTCGCTACCAGCATCGACGACAGCGGTGCATTGCTAAGCGAAGATTACCATTTTTGCGAGTTGTGGCGCAACCACGGCGGCAAAATACACGCCCACCCGTTCATCAAGTTACATCATGTAGGCACGTATGTGTTTGGTGGTGACATCTTGCAGAGTGGCGGCAATCTTAAGTGAAGGAGCAAGTGAAATGAGTAAGATTAACGTACCAAAATACCAACCATCCCAGTACAAAACTAAGTTTGACGCAGTCCTAGACATGCTCAAAAGTGGGGAGACAGTGAAGCAGATTAAGGAGCGCATGTTGGTTAGCGATAGCTACATATATGCGGCGAAGAAGAAGCTTAAGGAAGTGACGGATGGGGTTATAGTTGAAGCCGCAGCGGCTCTTAAAGAAGCCTGTACCTTTACACCAAAACCCGAACCCGAAGTTAGTGGAGTGGGTAAGGTGCTAGACGAGAGGGAAGCGCAGTATGGCTCGTACATGCAGGTGTCTGACACTGCTATCCGGATTAAGGGTATCATGCACAATGCAGTCGCCCGTAACGAAGCGCACCTATACCCCGACCAGCTACAGGCATTGGATATGATTGCCACTAAGATAAGTCGTATTGTAAATGGCAATCCAAACCACACAGATAGCTGGATTGATATAGCCGGATATGCTACGTTAGTGGCTGACCGTCTCCAAGGGAAATCTAGATAACATGACAGCGTGGTCCTATAGTAGCATCAAGACCTTCGACCAATGTCCGAAGAAGTACTTCCACCTCAAGGTGGTTAAGGACGTAAAGGACGACCCCGGCGAAGCAGCTATCTATGGGACCAACGCCCACGAAGCAGCCGAGCATTATATTAAGCACGGTACGCCGATACCAGAGAAGTTCAGCATCATGCGGCCCGTGGTAGAGGTTCTGGCCCAGTTTGAGGGCGAGAAGCACACCGAGTTAAAACTAGGCGTCAGGAAAACGGATACTGGCTACGCGCCATGCGGTTTCTTCGACAAGGACGTGTGGTGGCGGGGCATCGTCGATTTACTTATCGTAAACGACACAACTGCCCACATGGTAGACTACAAGACGGGTAAGAACGCCAAGTATGCAGACATGAAGCAGCTAGACCTTATGGCTGGCGCGGTGTTCGTGCACTACCCGAAGATAACCAAGGTTAAGTCAGGGCTGGCGTTTGTGGTGTCCAACGAGTTTCCTAAGAAGACCCACAAGCGTGAGCACTTGGATACGTACCTATCCGTGTTTGATGACCAGCTAGAACAGCTTGAGGACAGCATGCGAAATGGTGTATGGAACGCAAAGACCAGCCCACTATGTGGATGGTGTCCAGTTAAAAACTGCGAACATTGGAAACCACGGAGATATTGATGGCACGGGATTACAGGGCGGAGTACGATAAGTACCAAGGCACAGCGGTGCAGAAGAAGAACCGCGCTGCGCGTAACGCTGCCCGTGCCAAGATGGCTAAGGCTGGCAAAGTCAGCAAGGGTGACGGAAAAGACGTTGCCCACGTAAAAGCATTTGACAAAGGTGGCACCAACAAGACAGGGCTACGTGTAGAAAGCAAGTCCGCTAATCGGTCTTTCCTCCGTGATAAGAAGGGTAACCTCGTGTCGGAGCGCAGCAAGCGGGAACGTAAAAAGTAACCACGAAGGAGCAGTCGTGCAGATAATTGATAACAAGGCGTTGCTAATCACAGCGCCGAACGCACATACTATACCTAACCACATAGAGAAAAGCGCCGCCGTTAAGGAAGGCGTAGTTGTTAAGTGGGGGCACACAGAGGCTACGCAGCTAGCTAAGCTTGGGTTCGACGGCGTGCCGTCCCCTATGTTGCGGGACTATAAGTGGACAGGTAAGTACGCGCCGTTCGACCACCAGAAAGAGACAGCAGCATTCTTGTCAATCCGTAAACGCGCCTTTTGCTTTAACGAGCAGGGTACGGGCAAGACAGCCAGCGTCATATGGACTGCCGACTACCTGATGAAGAAGGGCAAGATTAAGCGCGTACTGGTGCTATGCCCCTTGTCGATTATGAAGTCAGCTTGGCAACGTGACTTGTTTACCTTTGCTATGCACCGCTCGTGTAGCGTAGCACATGGGCCTGCCCCACAACGCAAGAAGATTATCGCGGCAGGGGCAGAGTTCGTCATCATTAACTTCGATGGGTTGGCTATCGTCAAGGACGAGATAATCGCAGGGGGCTTTGACCTTATCGTAGTAGACGAGGCGAACGCATATAAGAACGTGC